TTGTAGGCAACGATGGCGGTGTGGTACTCCATGCTCGATTGATGGCGTAGCTTGGTGCGCTGCGCTTGTATCAGTTCCTCGGCGATAAGTTCCGCAGGGGTCGGCATTACCCAGTGGTTTGTAAACCATGCCCATACATTTTTTAAGTGGTTCATTTTGTGTCTTTTCTTGCTCTGATTTCGGCGGCGCATTCTTTTCCATGTTTGTACCAATCAGGGCCACCTGCGAACACATTTAATGCAGGGTGTACTCCAAGCGTTTCACACACCTTCGCACACGCCTCACGCTCGGCTGCTGCGACAAGGGCGGCAAACTCGTACAAATATTCAGGAATCCAAATGTCGTATTTGCCATTTATTTGCAGCATTCCAGCTTGTTTAGCTAGTTCAATGATTTCTTCTTGGTTCATGCTTCCCTCGCTTTCATCATTGCGTCTGCGTATTTGTACGCTAGTTCTGCTATTTCAGAAATACCCATTGCAATTTCTGCGTCTGTCAATATCCCCTGCATAGCCTTGGCTGCAAAGTAATCACGCAGGGTCATGCCTTCGCTGTATCCCGTAGCAATAGGCTGAACGCCGTGATAGTTTTTTGTCGGAAATGCTGGTGTGTCGCTTCTGTTTATTAAGTATTCTTTCATTTGAAAATTCCTTTAATAAGTGCAAAAGTAACCGACGGCGAAGCAGGCAATGGCAAAGAGGCTCACGTACTTCAAGAGCGTCTTCAAGCCTTTCCACATCCACTCAGATACGCTAGGCGTTTCCTGTTCATCCTCGACCAGTTGGATTTTTATCTTGCTCATAAACGTGCCTCCATTTCACCGCATTGCAATAGGGTCAGGTCGTCACTGGTAGTGTCCAAGACGCGGTCGATAGCATCATCCTCGCTGTAGGCAAACACCTCCACGTCGTAGCGGTGGTTCTTGATTCCCTGCACAGCCACGGTATATTTTTGCATTTCCATCAAAACTTCTCCCCATAAAATTTACCAATCACTTCGGCCAGCTCGTGGATATGAAAGTCCCCGCCCTCGCCGCCTGCGTCGCTAATCCAAATCATGCCGGGCCGCGCCCCTGGAGACAATACCCAGCCGGCCACGTGCACCTCAAAGCGTTCGCGCCCGTCCTTCATGCCTTGGTCGTAGGCCACCTGTGCCTTGCACGCGTCCTCGATGGTCATAAGGGTGTACTTTTGGCATTCTTCCCAGACAAACCTGGCGTTTTTTTCGCCGAGGGATTTATGTTCTGCTTTGGTCAATTGTTCCCACCATTCTGTAAAGGTCATTTCATTCCCCTGGACAGGCCCGTGATCCGTGACCAAACCAGCTGGCGCAGTGACACTTCAGCCAGCGCGCTTTGGGCGTCCTTGCGCCCTTGCTCGCGGCCCTCGCTCCAGCCCTTGGCATAAGCCTCTGCTGCCACCTCTTTAAAGGTGCGGCGCTTATATTTAATTGTTGTCATCTCAGTTCTCCATATATTCAAAGATTTCATGCTCAAGGCGGGCCAGGTCTTGCCCCGTCATCTTGCGCTCAAGCCATGGCGCGGGTTGGCCCTTGCGATCGAGGAGTTCCCAGTCCCCGTCCCCTCCCTCTGCCGGGTAGCAGTTCTCAGGTGCGCCGCCAAGGTAGGCCGGGCGGTACTCGTCCCATGACAGCACGCGGATGATGCAGGGAATGCCGCAAACGGTGGTTTCAAACTCTGTCATAGCGGCATATCCCCGTGCCATGGCTCGTCTTCCATGCGCTTGAGGTTGAAGATAAACCGGTACTGCGGATGCACCTTAACGAACAGGCGCGCGTAAAACGCAATGTGGTTGTTGCAGATTTTAAAGTCCGCGCCGGTGGTGACCATGGCCACCTCCCAGCGGATGCGGTTGATGATAAGCCAGTGGCTAATCTTTCTGTGACCAGCGTTGATGGCCTCCAGCGTGAAGCGTTCAAAGTATTCCCACACCTTGGGGTTCCCGGCGTTGAATGCATTGAACTCCCGCTGCCTCAGATGAAACGGCGTGTTCATGCTCATACCTTGACCTCTAACAGCTCCTCGTCGCTGTCTTGATCAACGTACACCGAGAACAGGGACAATTCAAAATTGCCCTCATCAGTTTCAATGACCAGGTCTCTGGAAGCAGAACGGGTTTCGTTTGCTTGGCTAGGACGGATTGCGCCTAAGCGAATGCTTTTGACGCGGTGAATGTTTAAATTAAAGTTCATCTTCTTTCTTTCTTTCTACGGTTAAAAATTAAATTATACAGGTATCGTACAAAATGTACCTAGTAGTTTCCCCAGGTTTCGTAAAAAAGCCACACGGCTATCAAGAAGAGGGCGAATACCCTCAACCGGATAGTCTTGAAGTACTCTTCAGCACTCACCTCGCGTTCCCCTGCAAGCGGTCCGCGACCAGCGTGGCGTAACCCGCGATGTCGACCCAGCTATCCACCTTGTCGGGGTTGCCGTTGACAATGCGTCCAATCTTGTGGACGATCATCTCCAAGGCCTCCCACTGGTCATCGGCAAACGTCTTGTCGTGCTTGGCTGCGTGGTCCGCGAGCAGTCGTTTGATGCCCTGCATCAATGCAGCGCTGTCCTTGAACTTGCCGTAATCCCTGGCCCGCTCGTTGAGGGTCTGGCCAACGTCATCTTCTTGAATAGGAAGATCAGGCACGGGCACCAGCTCAGGCAACCACCCTGCGTCTTTGATCTGCTTGCGCAGCTTGTAGGTCATTGGGACGGGGGCCTGGAACTTTGCAGCCACCTTGGCCACCTCGGCGTTGGGGTACTTGCGAAAGTGTTCGCGGATTTTGTCAGACTTATTCATGCTATTTCCTTTTGGATTTGAACGATTGCACGTGCCTTGCCTTGGGCCATTACCTTTTGGACAAAGTCGTGCGCCTTCTCGATGTTGTACACAGTGGCATGCGCCAGCTGCTCCTCATGCAGGTCCATCACCAGCTTCAGGGCTTCCCACTGCTTGGCTGTCATGATGAACCGCATTCCGTTGGCCACGCCGCGTCGAGACAATTGCAACAGGGCGTCTTGCCCTTGTTGAATTTCGTCGAGCCAGTCGCTGCCTTTGCCCATGATGGCCAGCGCTTCAGTAATGTTGAAAGCGCCAATCAGCATATCAATGTCTTCTTTAGTTGCGTCGCCCTTGCGGATTTGTTCCAAGGCTGCGCGGTTCTTGATCTGTACATCAATGTAAATGCCTGGCAGATCGCGCACAGGTTTAAAGCCTGACAGCACAAACTCCAGTGGATTTTGGAAAATCACGCGGGGGCGGTATTTGCTACGTTTTTTCATATGCGTCAAGCCACAAAAAGACTAGCACCTATCACCAGTGCAAGGATGAGATACACCATGGTCTGTCCGCTGATCAAGCAACGGTAGCTACCAAGCAAAAGGCTTTGGATCAGCTCTTCACCATCCGTCATCAACGGAGGCTTACGCTGGTACGTCAGGCCAATCAGTACCTTGCCGGTATTGATGTACTTGCCTGTTGCAGCAAGTTCCTTGAATACCTTCTGCTCTCGGGTAAGAAGTTTTTTAGTCATTGCTCTCTTTCTCCTTTCTATGTTTGAGCTGTGATCTTAGCATATCTAGTTCACTTGTCAACAACTCAACTTTACTTTCTGCATTCAACCATGCTTCACGCCACAGTCGCTGGTCTTCAAGTAGCTTGCCTAGTGCTTTAAGCAGTGGCTGCTGGTCCTTCGGGGTTCTCTGTGTGAGTAACCACAGTTCCTCTGATAACTTCATGTTCACTCCATGGATGTTTTAAGTATTCTTCTCGAAGCAGCCCATACAGCACCAAGTCTCCACCATCAGGGAAAGCCTTGCGCATGCGCCCTTCGTACTGAAATCCCAGGCGCGATACAAAGCGCTGGGCGTCAAGGTTCTCGGCGCGGATAAGGCCCGTGACCCGTGGTACTTCGAGCACACGAAACGGCAACTCAAACGACGCGTTGAAGAAACTGCGCGACAGCCAGTGGCTCTTGGGCCGTGCTGCGATATGCATGTCAATGTTGGTCTTTGTGTAAGCAGAGAACACAGTAACCGCCAAGAACTCATCGTTGTCGTCCAGCAGGCTTATCGCAGTGACATCTCCCGACATGCCGTTAATGCCAATGATCTTCTTGGCCCAGGCAACGGCTTCGTCGGTCCGTTCAAAACGCAGGATTTGCACGATAGTTCTCCGCGATGTCGTCTTCAAAAAGCATCACCTGATCCTCGGTAAGGGTCTTGGTGATGTCGACCTGGCGGGGCTTGCCGCTGGGACCTGTGATAGTCAACAGGACCTTGGTAATGTCCAGTTGCGCGGGCAGTTCTGTGCCCTCCACCAGCATGGCCGGTAGCACCTCAAAAGTGAGTTCGACGGGGAACGTCATCTCGGTCTGATATTTCATCTTTGGCTTTCTCTCTTGTTTTAGCAATACGCTGCAGCGTCAGGGATTCTTGGTAGGCTTTGTCAAACGCAGGAGTCAATAGGCTTTGCATGTACGCGCCCATTCCCATTTTGTAAAACGCAGACACTTCCTTGAGCATGTAGTACGCCTCTTCAGGTACCGACACGGTGATCCACCTTGCTCCTGCGCGCTTGGACGGGGACGCACGTACAGAGTCATAGGTGTCCTTCTTTGGACGCCCGTTCTTCCTTGGTCTACCCCGTTTCTTATGGGGCTGGCGAATGTAAGGCTCTGGGTGAGCAGGTACAACTTGCGTTCGCGGTGCTGGTCTTCTTCCCATGTAATTCTCCTTTCTATTGGACTATCGGTTGATTTATTAGTGTATCGGAAAAAATGGGCCGGGAGCAAGCCCCCAGCCCGAACTTCTCAACCAGGGCAACTGCAGTTGGCCCAGCTCAATTATGATGCCTCTCCCCAGCTTGGTCCAGTCTCCACGTCCACGCGGGAGGGAACTTCTAGGGTTACTACTTTGGCCATGAGGTCAGCGGCTTCGCGGGCCTCGTCAATGTTTCTGACAGACAAGGCCACTTCGTCGTGTACTTGCAACAAAAGGTTAAACCCAGCCTTGTACAGCGCCACCATGCCTGCTTTGGTCTGGTCTGCGGCTGATCCCTGGATCAAACGGTTCAGGCCCTTGTAGGTGCCTGCACGCTTGATGCGCACGCCGTATTCAATGACAGCCTGCTCACGCGGCAGCGCCTTATTCACGCCCCACTCCACAGGCTCCCAAAGCGGGAAGCGGCACTTGCGGCCCAGGAGGGTACGGATGGACCCACCGGAAACAGGGTGCTCAATGCGCTTCATGACAGCGTCGACGGTGCCTTTGAGAAACGGGACCTTGCTGTGGAACGTGGCGATCAGCTCACTGGCCTCGTCCATAGGCAAGTCCAGCTGTGTGGCCAGCTTGGCTTTGCCCATGCCGTACATCAGGCCCAGGCCAATAGTCTTGGCAGCCTTGCGTTTAATCCCGGCCATGTCAGCGACCATTTGATGGAAGTCCGTGTCGGGGTTGTCGCGGTAGGCCTGTGCCATTTTCTCAGCGCCGGGCAGGCCCAAAAGCGTGGCATAGTGCACCAATAAACGCGGTTCTTGCGAGGAGAAGTCGTTTGCTGCCCAAATTTGGCCATCTTCGGGCAGGAACAAGCCCCGCACCATGGGGCCGATGATTTCGTGGCGCGCGGGCACTTGCTGGAGGTTGGGGTTGCTGGCTGACAGCCGGCCCGTTACCGTACCGCCGTCTTCGTTACGCATTTGGTTGAAGTGGGTGTGGACGCGGCCGTCCTTTGCACTGTGCTTAAGGTAAGGCTCCAAGAACGTGCCGTGGGTCTTGTTCAGCTCACGGGCCTCCAGAATCATCTTAGACATAGGGTGCTCATGCGTGTCCAAGAAGCTCTTGGTAAAGCTCGGCGCGCCAGCTGCTGTCTTGGGATACTGGATACCCAGGCGATCGAACGCGGCGGCAATGGATTGCGCAGCCCAAATGTCCACCTGCATACCTGCCTGGCTCTTCAAGTACCGCAGGATTTCAAGCTCCTTCTTGCGCATGTCCACCATATGGCGTTCACACTTGGCGCGGTTGAAGTTAATCCCCTTGAGCGTGATGTCCACCAGCACGGGAAGCACTGCGGTCTCCAACTCGAATATTGATCCAACCTCGTCTTTAATGAGAAGCGGTTTAAAGTGATGCCACAGCTTCAAGGTTAGCGCCGCGTCCTGCTCGGCGTAGTCCCCGACATGCATGGCAGGCAGCTTCCACAATTCCTTCTTAGGATGCACACCAAAGTCAGACGCGGACTCCTTCAAGCCCTGCTCAGATTTAATTTCTTTGAGGTAGTCAAAGCCCAAGGCGTTCAAGCTGTAGGCATAGCGGTTCTCATCCAGCACTGGCGCGGCCAGCATGGTGTCGTAAATCGTGCCGTTTACTTTAAATCCCGTGGCTCTGAGCCAGCCAAGGTCGTAGG